GTTTTGCCTTCAACGTCGGGCTAGGCAGCCTGCAACGCTCTAGCCTACGCATGAAAACCAACCGTGGCGAGTTTGAGGAAGCGGCTGACGAATTCCTAAAGTGGACAAAGGCCGGTGGGCGCGTGCTTCCCGGCCTTGTCAAGCGACGTCAAGACGAACGTGCGCTGTATATGGCTGAGGGGCTAGGAGTCGAACCTAGATAACGGGAATCAAAATCCCGTGTCCTGCCTTTAGACGACCCCTCACCAAATCTCTACGCCAGAACGCTTGGCAGCCCATTCGGGCGGCGGCACGTGCCTCCAGTCATACGTACTGTAACGGGTTAAAAACCGTTCTAATGCGTTTATAAGTCGTTTCACGGCATGGCCTCCACGCTGTAGGACGTTGATGGTGACTTCCAATCCCTTGGAACGTCTCCGTTAATCCAAGACGGGTCTACCCACAACAGTCTGTTGTTGGGGTACGCAATCCATTGCCCGCCGTCTAAGGCGATAATGTGATGATCCTTGCTTTGGTCTGGTACTTCCGACCAACCGCCGTTGGCCCAGAACACCGAAAACTGGTACACGCCCGGGCGCTTGACGCCATCGCGTCCAATAGCCTGTACCCGGTGGTTACGCAGGAACTGCACCTCGCGCACCTCACAGAACCGGCTGAATGAATCCCACCAACACGCAACCTGAAGGCTTATGGCAGGGCATGGCTTAGAACATAAGGCGTGGATAGGGATGCGCGCCCACTGCGCCCCAGAGGCCGTCATAATCTGAAACATCGGCACCCGCATCGGCTCTGCGCGAAAACCAAACACGGTACATTCGGTAAACTCGCCATGACCGCTTTGTTGGTCGTACAAGAACTCGTTACGGACGTAGGCCGTGACATACGGCGTGTCTACCCAAAAACTCATGGTTCTTGCACCCACCGACTGTCCTTTGCACGCAATTCATGCACCTCGGCCTCTAGTTCCGCAATGCGCTTGAGGTAGTGATATATACGTTCGCGCATTTCTCGAATCTCTCTCTTGTATTCGGTCGAAGTGTGAGTCATACGATCCCATTCCTGTTCCCACTCATCGATCATACGATGCCCTCAGCACGTAGTTGTGCAATGGTTCTAACCATTCCCTCAAGGTGCGCTAAACGCACATAGTCGCGGTCAAGGTCAGTATGCGCCCTGCGGTCTATTGCGTCGTGGCAAGCAGAACACGCCCAAGCCCCCAAGGCATCATCAGCCTTCAATCCGATGCCGCTGATACCGGGCATCCGTATATGCGCCAGCACCACGGTTTCGCTGTTGTGGTTGCATACGCCCGGCAGGCGTACCGTGCAGCCTCGGCCCTTGGCTTGTTTGCGTAGGTTCACGCGAATAACTCGGCCTGTCCGCGCAACACATAACGGGCGTATTTCTTGCCGTTGCGGGTTTCGGTGACCGTTTCAATGTCCAGCCCCGCCTTTCGCAATTCAATGATGCGAGCGGCGAGCCTAAAGCATCCATAATGGTTCAATGCGTCAATCGGTGATAGGTCGCGCCCAGATTGAAGGTGAGCGCGGATCATTTCTGTCTGGCTCATGTTTCGCCCTCGTAAGGTTGTGGTATCAGAATGCCCATATCAGCGCACTTGGCCTCAATAAACATCAAGTAGTCGGTGAATTCTTGCTTGTTGAGCGTGGAGGATCGTTTGAGCGGGCGCAGTCGTTTACGCCCAAACCCTTCCAGCGTCTCCCATCCAAAGCACTCACCCAGAAAGTAATCGTGCAAGTCATCCCGTGACCAACCGACCAGCGCCTCGCCACCGCCCTCAATAACGGCGGGATAGACGACGCCCCAAAGGTACGCATTCTGTTGATTGGTGCGCGGTTTCTTCCACACCTCCACAGTTACCGCAAACGGTTTTTGAGGCAGGTTGCGGTACATGACCTCAACAGCCTTTAGCACCTGCTCAACAGGCGTGCCGATGGGGAAAATTCGTTTCATACTCGCTTGCTGACCTCAAGCCAGTCGCGTCCATACTCAACGTCTACCCAATCCTTAAACCACGGCCCGCCTCGGGTGAAATGGACAGCGATGGGGTTGGGGCAGTCGTGACGGAAATACCATCCTTCTAGGTAGTTCCACGCCACCGGCAGCGACCCAATGACGTCATCGGTAAGCCATTGGAAGCGGTGCAGATACATACCCGATTCACGATTGACCACCTCGGGCGTCAATGCCTTGACTTGTGGATGGCTACAGTTGATAAACATGAACGATGACCAGTTCTTACGTGGATACAAATGCTGCGCCTTGTTGTCCATTTTGACGGCCTCGGCAGGCCGGTAATCGTGCTGTACCACAAAGCACGCTTTTGCCCCGTCCATGTAGTCGGTGATCGCGGCAATGTCCCCCCGAAAAAGAAAATCGCAATCGCAAAACAAGACCCAGCCGTCATACCCGGCGAGGTATGGGGTCAAAAAGCGCGTAAACGAAAACTCCGTAGACGACAGCGGATCATGCTCACGCCAGTAAAGTCCTCGTTCACGAAGTTCTGACTGCTTGATGGGCTGTATATCCACCGGGATGCTGGCGTGCTTCAAAATGCTTTTGCGGCATACCTGATACGCAATGTCCTCGCGGCTATCCCAGCCGACAAATACACGTAGGTCAGAACGGGATGGCGTCGTCATGCCAGTTGTCCTCGGTCATTTCGGTCTTGGCGGGTTGATTGGAACGGGTCACTTTGCCCTCGCCCTTGGCTTGGAATGACAGGCTCATGTATTTGTCGCCCGTCTTTTTGCTGGCCTTGATCCAGCCCGACACGTTGTAATCGACGTTGTTGATGACGCACGTACCCCGGTAGTCGGGCCTGCTGGCGTTCTCGCCCTTGTCGTTGCGAAACAGCACGCCTTTCATGTTCGGATCGTAATTCACAGTTTCAACTCCTGTAGTTTCGTTACTTTGTCGTCTAACTCTGCAAGGAACTTACGCACCTCGGTTTCCAACTCTGCAATGCGCTTGTCGTCACGCGGCACCCGCACGATGAGCAATTGCAAATGCCCAGGCAGGCGAGGGTCGTAAGATACGAAGTCGCACCACGGACGCCGGGTACACGCCATCTGCCACTGCATCTGGGTTATGTACTTGGCCGGCGGCTTGCCCGACAGAACGTACTCAAGGTGGGTGGCCGTGTTGGCACACTTGAATTCCACGCAGCCATCGCCCACCAAACCGTCTGGGGACGCGCCAGAGCCTGTAATGGCGGGGTGGTCAATAAACCCCACCTCCTCCACTAACTCGCCTGTACGGGCACTATAGGCGGCCCTAGCGTTAGGCTCCTGCTCGGTACCCCATTCCATCGCGGCGTTGCTGAACGAGGACGCTTTCTGCCCCGTCAGCCGTTCCACGATAAGGTCGGCCATGTAATTGTCGCGGGATGCGCTGTATCCGTTTTTTGTCTTGGCTACAACGTCAGCAACACGGCTGGCGGTGACTTTGCCCAACCGGGCGGTAAACCATTCGTCGGTGCGCTGTTCCATCACGCCAGTTCCTTCTTGCGGTTCGTAAAAGCGTCCATGTGCAACTGGCGGGCATCCACCGGCAGCGACTTGAACAACGCCGTGAGAGCCTCTGCGGAGTCGCAAGCGGCAATTTGGTCAAGCACCTTGGGGTCGGGCTTAATTCCACGCGCCTGTGCGGCCTCGGCGTCGTCGTCGGTCTGATACACCCCAACGATGGCCGCCAACGCATATCGGCGTGCGTAGGTAATGCCCGAGCCTTGCGCTTGCGGGCTGGCATCCTTGGTCAGTACCGGCATTTCGCCGCTGATCCATTCGCCACTGCTATGCAGCAGGGTCGTGACCAACATCAGCCCGTCAGTCGTGTAGCGGCTGGTTTGCGTAACCGCCAAATTGTTGTCGGTGAGTGGCTTGCGGCAGGCTTGCCACACCGACTCAAGGTCAGCGTATTTGGACTTGAAAAAAGGGTTGGCCGCGTCCTTCACCGCCCCACTGATTTGACTTTGCGCCTTTGCCAGCGCGGCGGCCAATGCGCCAATGGTTTCACTCTGCATGATCGTTCCTCAGTTGGTTGATTGCGTTATTACAAGCGTCAATGCGTTCTTGTTCCTCGCGTTCCTGCATCTCAAGGTCAAGTTGATGCCACCAAGAGGCGTCATCGTTACCCCACGGTTCAGCGTCCATCGACCACCTCCGCGTCACAACTGTGGCCGTCACAAGGCTCAACGATGCAAGCGATGCCGTAGAGGATGATGAGCAGGACGACTACCGGCCAAAGGGATTGCTGCTTATTCATACATCGCCTCCTCGGCAGCGGCGCATTGTTTGGCGAAGTCAAGTTTGCAACGGCGCAAAATTTCTTCGTATTCGGCTGGCGAAAAATAGCCGATGTCGGCGCGGACGCGGTACGGGTCGTAGTCGTTGCGATCAACGGCGCGTGTCGCCTCACAACCCTCGGGATAGCAGCCAAGCAGCCATACGTCAGTGACGTCAATGTTTGCGTCAAAACTGTATTCAATCTCGGCTTGCCAGTAGACGCCGAGGGCGTAAATTTTGGTTTCAAAGGTAGGCATTTCTATTGCTCCGTTGTGTTTGTCAACGAGGCCAGTTTAGCAACCTATACCCCCATGTCAATACCCCTATGCAAAAAAAGTTTAGGCCGCTATAGTGCCGTCCATGGACATCCAGAAGTTGTTAAAGCGGTACGGCAGCCAGTCGGCAATGGCCGATGCGTTTGGCGTAACCAAGGGCGCTGTCAGCCAATGGGTCAAGGCAGGGGCGATTCCTGCGGCCCGGGTATGGCAATACAAGGCAGGGCTGGTAAAGCCCCAGAAGGGCCGCTAATGCAGTTATACGGGGCCAGAAACGACAAACCCCCTTTCGGGGGCTTGACGCTGCCGGGGGGATGGCATTACGCTGAGGTTGCAGTTCGGCGTAGATGTAGTTTAGTCCTGTTAATGGACTTGTCAACCTACCTATACGCCTCGGCTCATCTGGTCGGGGAAACCACGCGCAGACAGGGCTTAAATCTAGACCGGGGCAGCCAGCCTCTAGACACGCAGCGTATAGCGGGGAAGCGTGAATGGCACCGGGAAACCGGCAAATGTAGTCCGCAGCGGATGGCTCCGTCAGTCATCACTCCGCACGATCCCATTGAGGCGTTCCTACGTCTCAACCGTGCGGAATCACCATCAGTCATCAGGTCTGTATAACCTTAAAGGTGAGACATGGGAGATGAAATTCTTTATCGGAAACAGGAAACCAGTCCTAAAGACATCAACCACGAGCGTAGCGAGTTTTACGACAGACAGGCTATGGCTGGGTGGGAACAGTCGTTTAAGGAAGGGTCACTGCAACGGTTACGGTACTTGGATGCGGTGTTGTGCCGAGTGACCGACCCTGATGAGGTGGAGAGGCTGAAAGGCCGTGTGGGTGAACTCATCCGCGAAACTGACCCTGCTGCTATTCTCGGTGACCCGCACCTTGTAACGATGGTGCGTTGGTTGTTTACTGAAAAAGGATTGGTGCGACTGCGTGAAAGGGCTAAACAAACGCACAAGGGTGTGGTGGCAGATATGGCTGATTCGCTGCATCAACGAGGCACGGGATGAGATACCGAGCGAGGCGGGACGCGAACGACGGTCTAATCAGTCAGGCGTTGACAGCCGCCGGGTTCGTCGTCCTCGACTACGCCTCAAACGGCGGCGTACCGGATCGGCTCGTGGTGCGAGACTTACCGGACGAGAAAAAGTGGATATGCTGGGTGGAAATCAAGGTCGAGAAGGGGAAACTACGTCCTAGCCAAGAGCGGTTTGCCGCCATTTTTGAGCCGCGACAAGAGTTCTACGTAGCCCGCGACCCCGAGGAAACCGTCAGGGAATTGATGGAACGGTATCTAGCCGCAATCAAGCCCGAGCAGTATCGCTAAACATGAGCAGTTTTCGGTGACCCTTGTAGTGGACGATGGCCGGGTCTGGGTGCTGGGCAAGGTACTCGGGAAGGCAGGCGTAGTGCGATTCTGGCAGATACTGGACGGCCGCACGTTTGGCGTACTCTCGCAAAACCTCTTGGTCGCCGTACCAGACCCTAAACTTGTCGGGCAGCACGTTGTACATTTCGGCAAGGTCAGCCCAGATGCCCCAGTCCGCCGTGATCGTGCAGCAGCCGACGAACGGGTACACCTCATCCAGCGTCTTACCCTCGTACTCCGAATAGTCTTGACCGCGTTGGCGGATGTTAAAGATCGCCTCACGATTAAAGTCACGCCGGGTCATCGCAACCGTTCCGCGAAGCAGCGCGGCAGGGTCAATGGGTTGCCGGACGATCATGTCTGTATCCATATACATCGCAGGCTCGGTCAGCCCAAGTTCCGCAAAAGCATTGGTACGCCATTGCATCAGAAACTGCCGGTTACCCTCGGTCACGAACACCCGCGAGACACCCGGTACAGGCGGGGTGTTCTTGTCGCTAACCTGAATGATGGTCGCGTCGGGGTTGTGGGCGCGGATGGAAAACACCATCGCGGTGGGCTGGGCGATGTCCTCGCCTACGTGAAAAAATACAAACATAGGGAAACTATATGCTGAACTTGAACCGAAGGCGACTTTCACGGGCGATCTGGGACACCCTCTTTGCCGACCTGCCCGACCTGCCGTGGCACGTTATCGAAGACTTGGAGAAGTTAGACCCTGCCCGACGCACTGGAAGTACCAACCACGCCTCCCTAATGGCCTTATGGTCGGTTATACGGTACTTCCGGCCCAAGACCGTGGCTGAGGTCGGCACGTACATCGGCAAATCGACATTTGTGCTGTCGCGGCTGGGCGCTGACGTCCATACCTGCGACATGACGCACGATTTCAAACTCCCAATTGCAACTAAGATCACGCAGTACCACACAAGCAGCACCGAGATGCTTGCCAAGATGGAGGGCAAGATTGACCTGCTGCACCTCGACGGGCGGTTACAGGCGAATGATCGGGAACACCTGACGCGGCTGTGTACCCCCGACACGATTATCACGCTTGACGACTTTGAGGGTGTCGAGAAGGGGGTATGGAACGCCATGCAGTTTGACCTGTCCAAGCGCATCCTCGTATACCCGCCCGAGCGAGTATTGACAGAGCGATACGCGGTAGGGGATGCTACGACTGCAATAATCCTGCCCACCTTGAGGCTAACGCCGCAATGAGCCACAAAGACGCCGCTGAATTTGTAGGCGTATTGCTACACAGCAGCACGGCCACGCATTTTCTGCATTTGCAGACGGCCAGTTATGCCGCCCACAA